ATACCAGCACTACCCTAGACGATATAAAAATTGGTCAAGATGATCTTGGTGGTAGATTTTTCACTGGAAACATAGCCACAGCAATGATCTACGATCGTGCCTTGTCAGCTGGTGAGATCACGCAAAACTTTAACGCCTTACGTGGAAGGTACGGATTATAATACAGTAAAACTAATAAATACACAATAACAGAGAACAAATATGATTTTATCTAACGTTAACATTGGTACAGGCCCTAGTTCAGGTAATGGTGATCCGTTACGCAGTGCTTTTAGCACAATTAATAATAACTTCCAAATTGTTACAAACAATGTAAATGCACTATCAAATAGTGTAACTAGTGTAGCCGGTCGTACTGGTAATGTTACATTAACTGTTACTGATATTCTTGGATTCACTGGATTAAACTTAGTAACTCAATCTGCACCAGCTAGCAGTTCAGCGGCGGGCATCAAAGGACAGGTAATTGTTAGCGGTAGCTTCATGTATGTTTGTACAGCAGCTAATACTTGGGTTCGTAGTTCTGTAACAACCTCATTCTAATCAAAACTCTTGCATTTTTTTAGTTAGTATGCTAAAATACTAGTATGCTGAATATCATCTCTGATTTCATTAAAAGTATCTTACCTGCAAAGCGTAAAACAACCCCTAGTGGTTGGACTAGCTTTAATGCCCCATGCTGTGTACATAACGGAGAAAGTGCTGACACACGAGGTCGTGGTGGCTTGACTGCTAACGCAGATGGTAGCGTAAGTTTCCATTGCTTCAACTGCAACTTTAAAGCCAGCTATCAACCAGGTCGCCATTTAACATTTAAATTTCGTAAACTCCTACGCTGGCTTGGCGCAGATGAAAACGACATCAAACGTCTAGTAATTGAAGCTATCCGTATCCGAGAATTGGTAGCACCGGAAGCTGTCAAAGCTGAAGAAGAAAAGATTGAGTTTAAACATCGTGAACTACCCGAAGGTGCTATTAGTTTTCAAGCACTACTTACACACTATATCTTGGCTGATTTACAAAATATACCACCATTACTAAATTCAGCAGTTGACTATGTTAAAGAACGTAAAATTGACACTAGTAAGTATGATTTTCTTTGGACCGACTCAACAGAGCACAGTCTACATCAACGTGTAATCATTCCTATGATCTGGGAAGGCAAGACAATTGGCTACACTAGTCGTGCATTTGTAGACGGAGTTAAACCCAAGTATTACAGTCACTATGAGCCTAACTTTGTGTTTAATACTAACAATCAACAACGTGATAGTAAGTTTGTTATTGTATGTGAAGGACCTTTTGATGCGATGTCAGTAGATGGTGTTGCTATCATGAGCAATGAGTGTAGTGAAACGCAGGCTGAAATTATTGAAAGCCTAGGCAAAGAAGTTATCGTAGTAGCAGACAGAGACAAGGCAGGTGCTAAATTATTACAAAATGCAATGGAGTACGGCTGGAGTGCTAGTTTTCCTGTGTGGCAAGAAACCTGCAAAGACATTAACGAAGCTGTAGTTAAATATGGTAAGCTATTTGTGCTTAAGAGCATCTTAGATAGTAAAGAAACCAGCAGATTAAAAATTGAATTGATGAGAAAAAGACTGCATGCTTGATAAAATAAAAGGTTTTCATATCGAACCCACAAATATGTGTACTCTTAAATGTCCGAGATGTCCACGTACAAATTTTGTTGAACAGTTTAAGCCTAAAAATTGGGACAATCAAAATCTTAACCTAGATCATCTAAAACAGTTTTTAGATATTGACCTAACTGGAATGTCGATAGGATTAAATGGCAACTATGGAGATCCTATATATTATCCAAATTTGTTTGAGCTTATTGCGTACTTTAAAAATAAAAAGTGTAAAATATCTATACATACGAATGGTAGTTATAAATCAAAAGTATGGTGGCAAGAACTGGCTAAACTATTAGACCAAAATGACATTGTTAATTTTTCAATCGACGGAACTCCTGGCAATTTTACTACATATCGAATCAATGCCGACTGGACTAGTATCCAAACAGGCATAGAAGTTATGGTTAGTAGTCGGGCACAGGTTGTCTGGAAATATATTGTATTCAGCTACAATGAAGATACCGTTGATGAAGCTAGAATTATTAGTCAAAAGTTAGGAATGGATGATTTTGTTCTAAATAATAGTGACCGATGGGAAGATAATGATTGGCTTAAGCCCATAAAGTATGCTAAAATAGAAAATGCCAAAGACGGATTGTTATATAATAGCAGTCATGTAGGGGGTAGAGATTCTACTATTATTTTATGGAAACAGCATAAAATACCAGATAAAATTAATCCAGTATGTAAGAGTACTAATAATATGCACTTCATCTCAGCTGACGGTATTTACATGCCATGTTGCTGGGCCGGAGATTATAGATTTTATTATAAAAATGAATTTTATAAGAATAGAGAAACATACGATATAAGTAAAACTACAATATCTCAGATGCTAGCTACTAAATCTACACTAGATCAATATTATAATAATATAGAAATTAACAAGCCAGATTTTTGTACTTTTAATTGCGGAAAAATATGAGCAAAGACTATTCACCAGATTTACAAAAACTTTTTATCGAAATGATGTTGCAGGATGCACAGAGTTATGTGCGTGTGCAGAACATTTACAATCCAGAAAACTTTGACCGTAGCCTACGTGATGTGGCACGTTTCATCAAAGAGCATACAGATAAACATCGTGCTATGCCTACTATTGAGCAGGTTCAAGCAGTTACGGGCACAACACTTAAACATGTACCAGATTTAACAGAAAGCCACTATGAATGGTTTATGGGCGAGTTTGAGGGTTTTACTAAACGTCAAGAACTTGAACGTGCTATTCTTAAAGCCGCAGACATGCTTGAGAAAGGTGACTATAATCCTGTAGAAAAATTAATCAAAGATGCTGTACAAATTAGTCTTACTAAAGACATGGGTACTGATTATTTTAGTGATCCTAAAGCACGTATCGAAAAGTATTATAACAGCGGCGGGCAGGTAAGTACAGGTTGGCAACAACTTGATAAACTATTATATGGTGGATTTAGTCGCGGCGAACTTAACATCTTTGCTGGTGGATCTGGCTCAGGTAAATCGCTTGTTATGATGAACATTGCACTTAGTTGGCTGCAAGCTGGGCTTAGTGGTGTGTATGTAAGTTTAGAGTTAAGTGAGGAACTTTGTGCCTTGCGTACAGATGCTATGCTTACAGGTATGGGCACAAAAGATATCCGTAAAGATATTGACACAACTACAATGAAAGTGCGCTTAGTAAGTAAGAAAGCAGGCAACTATCAGATCAAAGGTTTTCCGGCACAGTCAAACGTTAACGATATTAGAGCATACCTAAAAGAATATCAAATTCAAACAGGTAAGAAAGTAGACTTTGTCATGGTAGACTATTTGGACTTGGTTATGCCAGTGAGTGCCAAAGTTAGCCCAAATGATTTGTTTGTCAAAGACAAGTATGTATCAGAAGAATTGCGTAATCTAGCCAAAGAACTTAATGTATTATTTGTAACAGCGTCACAGTTAAACCGTGGAGCAGTAGAAGAAATCGAATTTGACCATAGCCATATTGCAGGTGGTCTAAGTAAGATCAACACAGCAGATAACGTGTTTGGTATCTTTACAAGTCGTGCTATGAAAGAGCGCGGTCGCTATCAAATTCAATGTATGAAGTCACGTAGTTCAACTGGGGTAGGTCAAAAGATTGATTTGGATTACGATATTGACACAATGCGTATTACCGACAGTGGCGTAAGCGATGACGGGGAATTTAAATCAACAGCAAATAATATCTTAGGACAGATCAAAGCTGGTAGTACAGTAAATAAAGACGCTGTAGATAGTCCTAAAATCAATGCTAGTGTAGATAGCAGTAAACTCAAAAATATGCTTGCCGGCTTGAAGAAAGTTGAATGATAGCATATAAAGAAATTCAAGATGTTCATTTAGAAATCTCATCATTGTGTAATGCCAGGTGTCCGCTATGTCCTAGAAATTTTAGAGGATACCCATATAATGACGGGTATACTGAAACTAATCTTACATTGGTACAGTGCAAACATATTTTTACACCGACATTTTTAAAACAACTTACTCGTATTTGGATAAATGGCAATTTTGGCGATGCTGTTATGAATCCAGAAACACCAGAGATTATTGAATATTTTTATTCACATAATCCAAATTTAAAATTAGAAATGAGCACCAATGGTAGTGCAAGAGATAAAGAATTTTGGCAGCAGTTAGCAGGTAAGGTAACAATTCAATTTTGTTTAGACGGACTCAATGATACACATCATTTGTATAGACAAAATACCAATTGGTCTAATATAATTAATAACGCAAAGATCTTTATTAACGCAGGCGGGTCTGCTGTGTGGAAAATGATTAAATTTGAGCACAATAAACATCAAATTGAAGAATGTGAACGATTGTCAAACGAACTGGGATTTATTAAATTTGAATTAGTAGATCAAGGTAGAAATTCTGGACCTGTATATGACAAGCACGGCGAGTTAGTACATGTTATAGGAAATTACGCTGGCCAAACAGAATTTAACATTTTATTCAATAAAAAGAAAAACGATTTAGTATTGTTGGAAGATATTACTCCTAGTCAATGTACTAATTTAACATGTTTGACTAAAAAAAATAAATCAATATACATTAATTCACTTGGTGAAGTGTATCCTTGTTGTTTTACTGGATTCAATCCTAAGACATACGGTCACGGAGAATATTTACAAGCAATAAATGCACAAATAGCACCATTGGTTAAAAATAACAATGCATTAGAATATTCATTGGAACAATGTGTCACATGGTTTGACAAAGTTGAGCAGTCATGGTCTATAGACTCTTATGAAAACGGTCGATTAGTTGTCTGCTATGACAACTGTGGGATTGGATAAATATATTAAATTGGAGCAAGACCTTGCAGAAACGCACCCGCAGCATACTCACCGAATTAGACGAGTTACTCACCCATAAAGACAAGGATAACCTTCTCGAAAGTCGCGCCAACAACATTATCAATGGGGCTATTAATCTAATCAAGTATATTCGTGAAAACTACGAAGCTGAAACAGCAGGCGAATTAGAGCGTCGCCTTCTCAACGCTATCAAAGGTCAAGACCCTAATAAATTTACTCGAGGCATTAGGAAATTAAAAGATGAAGATTAGAGACATAGTTGTTGAGGGCTTTTGGAAAAACGTAGGTGCAATAGGTAAAGGAATGGCACAAGGGATAGCCGATGTTGTAGCACCTGGTGCAGTTGATGACCTATCTAAATCATTTAGACAGGCAAATGCCGCAAAGAAAGGTCAAAAAGGTGCTAGTAAACCTGGCAATGTACTTTACAAAGGTAACGAATACCAATGGCTAGGCGGCCAATGGGGACTAGTAAATCCAGCAACAGGCAAGGCAGTACCTGCTCCTAAAGAACTACAAAAACAATTAAATTTTATGTCTACTAGAAAAGGCCCAGCAGATTATCAGAAAGCAGCAACTGGCCAACAAACACAACAACAAACCACGTCTGCTCAACAAGAACCGCTACTTGCTCAAATTAAATTGCAAAGTAGCTCTCCACTGGTTTACCAATTTGGCAAAAGTAATATGTTTACTTTAGATGCCCAAGATAAATGGGTAAGATACACTCCAGGCAGCACTAAGCCGTCTCCTCTAGCAGATGTTAATACACAGCAACTATTAGACAAAGCTGCTCAACGAGATAATATCGATCTAGCAAGACTTAAACCAACCCCCACGCAGACGAAAGACAAAATAACAACAACTGATTCTACTAAGATTGCTAGTGTAACTACCCCATCGGGTGTGCGTGCTGATAAATGGAGCGACGGCGAGTGGACTACACCGGATGAGGAAGGGATGGATGGGTTTGTGGTAGATTCTGATGTCCCGCAACTCGAAGCACTATTAAAACAACAACAAGCCTGAGCATAATGCAACTATACGAAATTAAAAAACAAACTCCGCAGTGGCTACTCACAGAAAGTAAGAACACTCATCTTGAGCATTTAGAAGACTTGTTATTTAACAAGGGCTGGGCAGGAGCACAAGAAGCCTTAAACTATATCGATAGCCTACGTCATATGCTAGCAGAGGGTACAGGTACTACAACACAACTAACAGTCAAGTGGGACGGCAGTCCGGCTATTATCTGCGGTGTTGATCCCGAAGATGGTCGTTTCTTTGTAGGTACTAAAAGTGTATTTGCCAAAGGTACACCTAAACGCTGTAAAAGTACTAAAGACATACAGGGATGGTACGGTGATCAACCCGAACTAGCAGACATGTTAGAAGCCGCATTAAAATATCTAAGTAAACTAGGTATTGGTGGAGTAGTTCAGGGTGATTTGATGTTTACTCCTGGTAAACTTTCTATTGTAAACGTAAACGATGAAGATTGTTATGTGTTTACCCCTAACACAATTACCTATGCTGTTCCAGTTAACAGCAATTTAGGACAACGCATTGCTCAAGCACAAATAGGTATTATATTCCATACTACCTATGTAGGTGACTCAATTGACTCAATGACAGCACAGTTTGGTGCTAATGTCACTGGCTTTACACAGACTAAAGATGTATGGTTTGATGATGCTACATACAAAGACTATACAGGTATTGCTAGTTTAACACCACAAGAAAATGCTGATATAGAAAAATACCTAGCGGCCACTGCAGCCACTATGGATAAAATTGGACAACAACGCTTTGATGTTGTATTGACAGATAAAGAGTTTAATCGTATGATCAAACCCTTTATTAATAAACAAATTCGTGCAGGATCACAAATTAGTAATCCTACTAAATTCCTACAAGATTTTATTGACAATTATGAACAAGAAATGATGAAAGGTGTGGGCGATGATCTTAACTCTAGAGTGGCACAAAATCGCGTGGCTAAAATCAAAGCTAAAGAGCAATGGATAGCAGATAACAGCAATAACCTAATAGGCGTATTAGCTACTTACAAACGTATCATTGAATTAAAACACATGCTCCTAAACAAACTACAGCAAGTAGAAGGTATTGGTACATTCCAAAAGACTAACGATGGCTATAAGGTTACTAGCCCAGAAGGCTTTGTGGCTATAGGACACGATGGCGGCGCTATTAAATTAGTTGATCGTTTGACCTTTAGTAGAACGAATTTTCTAGCTAAAGCATAAATAAAAGTATGCGCGAAAGCGTAAAAACAATTTAGGAGATTTAAAAATGGCAACAATTACACGTACAAACGGTGGCGCACGC